ATGAAATGCGAAGAATGCACGAAGATGAGGAAAAGGTTGGTATGATTGAGAATCTACCAGATAATCACGTTGAATTGGATAACGGACAATTCCTTGTTCCTGTTGATTACACAAAGATGTATGGTGCAAACGAGAACAAGAACTTCGGTAAGCCCCTACCTAAGACTGAGTTTAGGCGAAGTGGTGTATTCATTGGTGAAGTGAATGGAGTTATGGGTAAATACTTCTTCAATTACAAGGGAGAGGCATCCGTTGATTTCACTCCACCAACCTTTGAGTTAGTGCATTTTGATTGCATAGTAAACTCAAGCAACAATACGAGGATTCATGGTGGAAAGGAACAGACACTACTATCCCTAACAGTCAATGCTGATTTGGCTGATGGAGATGAGAAGAAACATGATGCTTCTGAGTTATCAATGCAAGACGAGTTAATGCAAAGAAGTGAGGGCAATTACAGTCCTCTTGTGGATTTGGATAGATACCATTCTACTGTGACTAACAAGGAATACAATGATAGGTTTGTCTTTACAGATGGAACGGTTTCTAGTGTGAACATGACTCCAACCGGAAACGGAAATAGGATTGTGAATCTAACTGACCTAAATGCTGATTTCGATTATGATGATGGATATAACAACGGAGTGACTTGTTGGGTTCCCTCTCATATTGATATTGACTTCGGTATTGGTAGCCAAGTAATTGTTGTTGGTAGAACGTCACAAGGAACAGATGACGAAGGAAACGTTAGACCTGTATCAATCAACGTATCGGGACTTTATGTAATTGACAAGAGAGGTGGCCCATCCACAACTGATGCACCTGTAGAGGATAACACAGATTGGATTTGATTGCATGACTGAAATGAAAGGGTATTATTCCGCTTTCAACATAACATACTGCGACATGGGTATTCCTGTCATACATGGGGGCAGTTATGCTATCAAAGTGGGAAACATAGATTTTCTAACTTGGAAAAAGAATCATGAAACCGGAGAGTATTGGGCAAAACTCCATACTATTTCCGGTAAGGAGATTAGGATGAAAGTTTCTTTTGAAGGGCTAAATGAATTGCTATCAATAACTATGAATGAAAATGTGGAGTTTGGTGAATAAAATGGGTTGGACAGATAAGAAAGAAATGAATACGGAGAAACTTCCGGTAATGTCTTATGAAGAAAGGAGAGAGAAAATAAGGCAACAAGTAAAGAATAGGCTTGCACAAGAAAAGGCATTCCTATGTTGCTCTATTGCAGGTAATCCTAAAACCGGAAAATCTGGAACTGCTATGGATTGTAGAACCGAAGAAGAAATCAAAAAGGGAATGAAGATTAGGGTTCTAGATTTGGATGACGGTTGCACACCAACTTGGCATTCTGCTTGGGATAAAGATGAGAACATTGAGATTTACGTTCCCATCGAATACAAGAAAGATGGTTCCACAGATTGGATTGAAACCTTTGAGAATTGTCATGCTTGGTTGGATGAGACTAAGACTATGATTGAAGAAGGAAACATCAAAGCAGTTATTCTTGATGGAGTGGATAAAGTCAATGAAGGCTCAAGTGATGCACTAAGAGAACATCTAGTTAAGGATGCTAAGAGAACCGGACAGATTGTTCATGATACTGATAGCCTAAAGGTAAAGGCTCTAGATTGGAGAATAAGAAACAAGATACACGATAGGGTAATCAATCCATTTGTAGCATTACAATGTGATAGGTTCTTCGTGACTCACATGAAAGCAATCTATGATGGTGTTGCAGTTCCTGTTCCTGTTGGTTTTGAACCAGATTGGCATAAGTCTGTTCCACAGAAGATGCTTCAAATGATTCAGATAAACGAGAGAAAGAAAGGTAAGGACACAGAATATGTGGCAAGATTAGAAGGTTGTAAAACAAATCCTTCTCTTGTTGGTAAGGAATGGGTAGTGTTCAAAGTATCTCCAGAAGGAAACGAATGGTTTGGTATTCCAGAATTGAAAGAAGGATTCCATAAGAATGAAGAGTGATTGGATATGGTAGTATGCATATTGTATTAGATAGTAAAAAATTGATAAAAGAAATAGAAAGGATTAGATTGAAGGGAAAATACTTCTCTAGTGGTGGGGCTAAGAATGAGTCTCTTCCCGATGCCGTAGTTATAGAGGCAATAGGGGATGACCTGCTAATCTACAATGGAAATCACATTTGCATTTGCTACATCAAAATGCCGGGGATTACAGTAGTAGAAGAAGGTGAGATGACAGTTGAAATTAGTAGACTGCTATCACACTTGAAGGTGTTCAAGGGTTCCATCAATATACAAGTATCAGATAAAATTGTGATTGATTCTAATGTCACAGGTAAATCTGCTTTACCCCTATTGTTGAATCACCCCAACCCTGCTATTATAGCGAGAATAAAATCGTTTGACAAAGATGCGATGGTTTGGGATGGAGAAGATGAAACGGAATATATTGTTGGTAAGACTAAACTACCAACCGCATTGAATGTTTCTTCGCTTCACTTAGAAGCCCCAATCAAAGGTTGTGATAATATTGACATGGGAAGATACAAGTTTGACTTAAACGAAGAAGACGAAACGTTTACCATTTCTACTTCTAGTAGTCCAACGAATTATTTCACCGCTAATATCAGAATGTCTGATTGGCAAGGTGAATCTGCCACAGTAGAATTTAGTGGCCCGTTCCTCACTTTCTTTGAGGGAGAAGGAATTACCATCAGAATGTCTGATGATGCACCCATCGTAATAGCATCCGAAGATAGAGCAATAATCAAAGCACCTTTTGTAGAGGGATAGAATGATAATATCAAAAATAGAAAAAGGAATATCACTAAGTCAAAGAATAGATGGTGAGGTTAAGAGAGAAGAAATATCCTTCAATGATTTTCAACCATATTTCTACGTCCTTAATTATGGAATAGAATTTATGTCTGACCAAATAAACCAAACAGTTTGGATTAAAGATAGACATGGTGGAGTAAATGTTAGATGTTTCTTTGAGGAAACAGATGCAGTAAATCTACACGGTGAATCATTGTTGAAGGTGACTTGGAAACCTAGTCTTCCAGAATATAGTAGGAAGATGTCTGATTATCTCTCTAAGCAAGCAGTAAATGGTATTCCCATTCAGACGTATGAAGCCGATGTTCCATATCATTATCGCTATGCAGTTGATTGTATTGAGGATATGCCATCATATGAAATGAGAAAGATGTATTGGGATATGGAATGGGTTAGTGATTCACATGAAGAAGAAGGAGCAATTACTTGCATTGTGGCATATGATAGTTTCACTAAGGAGTATTCCACTTTTATGTGGACTCCAGATGTTGATGATGAATATGACAATAGTGAGTTTACTATGCTTGCTAAGTTTCTGAAATACGTTATTGATACAGACCCAGATATGCTTCTTTCTTGGTTCGGGTGGAAATTCGACCTACCTAAGTTATTGAAGAGACTTGTTGAAAATGGAATTGACGCTAGACTACTATCTCCATATCAAGAAGTTATGGGAATTGGTTGGAAGCAGAATAACCCTACAATTAGCAACAGGGTAGTAGAGTCATACTCTCCCATATATCAGCCTATCAAGGGAAGAATATGTTTCCCACTAGACATGGCGTTTGAGAGACAATGGAATGATGCACAAAGAGGAACACTACCATCAATGGCATTGGACTATATTGCAGAAACAGTTCTAGGTAAGAAGAAATTGGTAAGTGAGAAATTTCCAGATAAGAATGAATTCTTTGAGAGAGGTTGGTTGGAAGACACAGAAACCTATGTTGAGTATGCTAACATAGATGTTCAATTGCTCGTTGAGATAGATGAGACTAACCATACTTCTGAATCTGTCTTAGCACTTCAACGATTGCTAAAAGCACCCTTTGACGCTTGTTTCTACGCAAGTAATATGGGAAGCATATACTTCATGCGACACGCTCATTGGAAAGCACCAACAGGGCGTAAAGGGGAAAGAAAGTCATATGATGGGGCTATGGTGTATGACCCTCTAAGTGAAGAGACAAATGGACTACATTCTAATGTTGCCGCATTCGATTTCGCTGGTCTATATCCAAGCATGATAATTTCAAGAAATATATCTTGGGAGTCTGTTTCAAGAGAACCTACTGAATTGGCAGTCAATCTAAAGACTCCGAAGGATTTCTCTCCGGTGGTAGAAGAAGACATGAGATACTTCAAGACAGATAAATTAGGATTATTGCCACGTTCAGTCTTAGAACTCAAAACTCTAAGACAGGAATACAAGAAGAACATGAAGATGTTTCCAGATGAATATGCTAAATGGAATAACAACCAATTAGCAGTAAAGAGACTAATGGCATCATTCTATGGAATAATTGCCTATCAAGGGTTTGGGTGGGCTGATGTGGATTTAGCCGCAAGCATTACTGCTAGTGCTAGAGAAGCAATTAGAGAAGCCGCTAGATTAGCAAAGGAGATGAACCAATGAATGGTATTGTCACAGTAAAATGTGAGACTTGTGATGAGTATATCATGGTGGGAAACAGATGGTGTCGTAAGTGTATCGAAAAGCAGGTGGAAGAAGAATGAAGATTCTAAGAAGAATATGGAATTGGATTACCTATGATGAAGGAATGACATGGGAAAGATACCATAGGAATATGGAAAATAATAGGAGAGATAGAAAATGAGATGTGTAGTATGTCATAGAGAAGGAGGTAATGATGAAGAGGGTGTGATAACCCTACAAAGCACATCTCATGGTTCTGTTTGTCCTAGATGCATAGACCAACTAGTGGGAGATGTGATGAGAATGAGAAGTCCGTGGAC